ATTGAAATCTGTGATAACGACTATGCCGGGACCATGACCGGCGGACGTGTCCTGTCCATTGATGCCGCCAGCCGCACCCTGACGCTGGACCGTGAGGTGACACTGCCGGAGACAGGTACATCGACGGTGAACCTGATTAACGGCAGCGGTAAGCCGGTGAGTGTGGACATCACCGCACACCCCGCGCCGGACCGGATACAGGTCAGTACCCTGCCGGATGGCGTGGCGACATACGGTGTGTGGGGACTCTCCCTGCCGTCACTGCGTCGTCGCCTGTTCCGCTGTGTTTCCATCCGGGAAAACACGGACGGCACCTTTGCCATCACGGCGGTGCAGCATGTGCCGGAAAAAGAAGCCATTGTGGATAACGGGGCCCGCTTTGAGCCGATGTCCGGCTCACTGAACAGCGTCATCCCTCCGGCAGTGCAGCACCTGACGGTGGAGGTGAGTGCAGCTGACGGCCAGTATCTGGCGCAGGCGAAATGGGACACGCCGCGGGTGGTGAAGGGCGTGCGCTTCAGTCTGCGCCTGACCAGTGGAAGCGGTCAGGACAGCCGTCTGGTGACCACCGCCATCACCGCGGATACAGAGCACCGTTTCAGCGGTCTGCCGCCGGGGGAATACACCCTGACGGTCAGGGCGATTAACAGTTATGGCCAGCAGGGGGAACCGGCCACCACCACGTTCAGGATTAATGCACCTGCGGTACCCGCCACGATTGAGCTGACACCGGGCTATTTTCAGATAACAGCGGTCCCGCGTCTTGCGGTGTATGACCCGACGGTACAGTTTGAGTTCTGGTTTTCGGAGACAAAAATCGCAGANGTGACCACCGCCATCACTGCGGATACAGAGCATCGTTTCAGTGGT